GTAACTTTACCTTCAAGCCCTAGTGCTGGTGATATAGTTTCAGTTTCAGATTATGCAAAGACTGCTGCTTGTAATGCTATTACAATAGGTAGAAATAGTTCAAAAATTGATGGTTTATGCAATGATTTACTTTTAGAAACTAATGGATTAGCTACAACTTTAGTTTATGTAGATAGCACTAAAGGTTGGAAACCAGTAAATTCAAATGAAGTAGCTAATGAATTAAAATTTGTTACTGCTACAGGAGGAACAATAACTACATCAGGTGATTTTAAAATTCATACTTTTACTTCAGATGCAACTTTTACAGTTAGTTGTGCTGGAAGTAGTGCAGGTTCTAACACAGTTGATTATTTAGTAGTTGCAGGAGCTGGAGGAGGTGGAAATGGTCTTGGTGGCGGAGGTGGTGCAGGAGGTTATAGAGAATCTTCAGGAGCAGCATCGGGTTGTTATTCTGTTTCACCATTAGGTTCAGGTGTTTCGGCTTTACCAGTTTCAGCTCAGGATTATCCTATTACTGTTGGTGCTGGAGGTGGGGCAGGAGCAGCAGGATCAAATTCAGTTTTTAGTACAATTACATCAGCAGGAGGTGGTCTTGGTGGACAAAAAAAATCAGGTGCGAATGTAGATGCAGGAGCAGGGGGATCAGGTGGTGGACAAAGATCAGCTTTTCCTTGTAGTGCAAATTCACAAACTCCAGTAGGAGGTGCAGGAAATACACCTCCAGTATCACCACCTCAAGGTAATACAGGAGGCAGAGGTTTTGATGGTAGTTGTGTAAGTTCAAATTCAGGTGGAGGAGGTGGAGCAACTGCGGTTGGATTTAATGCACAAGGCCCTAGTGGAACTCCAAAAGCTGGAGGTGGAAATGGTGGCACAGGAGCAACGTCAAGTATCAATGGAACACCAACAGGCAGAGCTGGTGGAGGTGGAGGAGGTGCAGATAATAATCCAGGAGGTGCTGGAACTCAAGGTGGAGGTGATGGTCGAACTCCAAGTTCTCCTACTACTGGTGAAGCAGGAACTGCTAACACAGGTGGTGGTGGAGGCGGAGGCGGAAGTAATCCTTCAGCAAGTGGTGGTGCAGGTGGGTCAGGAATAGTAATAATAAGATACAAATTTCAATAATTAATTAGGTAACATATGACAAGTACAATTAAAGTAAATACAATTCAAGATTCATGTGGAAGTGCACTTGTATCAAAGTGTAGTTCTACAATTACATTAGGTGCAAGTGGTAAAACGATTGCACTTGCAACAGGAGCATCACAAACAGGTTTTGGAAGAACAGGAACAGTTAACTGGTGCACGACTGCCAAGACTTCCCCTTTTACTTCAGAAAGTGGTAAGGGATATTTTGTTAATACGACAGGAGGTGCGGTTACTGTAACTTTACCTTCAAGTCCTAGTGCTGGTGATATAGTTTCAATAAAAGATTATGCAAGTACTTTTTCTTCAAATAATGTAACTATAGGTAGAGGTGGATCAAAACTTGGTGGTGAATGTCTAGATGCAACTTTAAGTACAAATGGAGATTCAATAACTTTAGTGTTTGTAGATAGTACACAAGGTTGGTTAAATATACAAACAGATGATACTGTTCAAGGTCAACAATTTGTTGCAGCAACAGGGGGAACAGTAACAACTTGTGGAAATTTTAAAATTCATACATTTACAAGTGATGGATGTTTTCAAGTAACATCTGCAGGAAATGCAGCAGGATCAAATAAAATAGAATATTTAGTTGTCGCTGGAGGTGGAAGCGGTGGTTCTGGTGGATCTGGTGGTGGTGGCGGAGGTGCTGGTGGTTATAGAGAATCAGGTGGAACTTCTGCTGGATGTTATTCAGTAAGTCCATTAGGTGCTTGTGTTTCAGGTTTAACTGCATCAACTGCAACTTTTCCAATAACAGTCGGGGCTGGAGGAGCTGCAGTAACACCTCCAGGAGCAGGTAATTCAGGTTCAGTTTCAACATTTTCAACAATATCATCTGCAGGAGGTGGAGGTGGAGCAGATGGGGGTAATAACGCCCTTACAGGTGGTTCAGGTGGTGGCGGTGGTTTTAGACCACCAGGAACACCATCACAAGGAGCTGCAGGAAATACTCCTCCAGTAAGTCCACCTCAAGGAAATCCTGGTGGTAACACAAATCCATCCACATCAAATCCAGATAGAGGAGGAGGTGGAGGTGGAGCTACGGCAGCAGGAACAACACCAAGTGGTAATTCTTCTGGTCCAGGTGGAGCAGGAGCAACATCTTCTATTAACGGAACACCAACTACAAGAGCAGGTGGAGGTGGTGGTGGTAAAGATGAAGATAGTCCAAATGGTGGTACGTCAGGTGATGGCGGATCAGGTGGAGGTGGTAGAGGAGCAAGCTCTGATGCATCTAATCCAAGAACAGTAGCAGCAGGAACTGCAAACACTGGCGGTGGCGGTGGCGGTGGAGGTGCAGGAGGTTCAGCCCCTCATCCAGCTAGTGGTGCTGGTGGTAGCGGAATTGTAATATTAAGATACAAATTTCAATAATTAATTTAACAAGAGGAGAAAAAACAATGGCACATTATGCTAAACTAGGAGCAAACAATAAAGTTATAGCGGTACACGTTGTAGCTGATAAAGATTGTCAAAATGCTGATGGTGTTGAAGATGAAGAAGTAGGTAGACAGTTTTTGGAAAGAATCCACAGCTGGCCTCTTTGGAAAAAAACATCTTATAATACACTAGGTAATAAACACAACTCAGGTGATGACTCTAAAGCATTTAGAGGTAACTATGCAGGTATAGGTATGATTTATGATGAGGACAATGATTTGTTCTTAGCAAAAAAACCTTATGCTAGTTGGGTTCTTAACACAGCAGAAGCAAGATGGCAATCACCAGTTGGTGATGCTCCAGCATTATCTGATGAAGAGAGAGATACTCATGTATATGAGTGGGACGAATCAGCTCAAAGTTGGAATAAAATCGAAAAATAATATATAAATATACCCCTTTAATATTGACTTTTTTTAATAGGAGTGTATAATATATATATGGAAAAAATAACACTATCAGAAATACCTCTGATATATGGATCTATCGATATGCCTAAAGGTTTTGATATTGATAGAGATAAAATTAAAAATGATATAATTTCATCTTTTATAGATAACAAAAGAATTACTAATAATGATAAAAGTTATTCATATGATGATTTTAATATACCATTTTCACAACCTTTACAATGGTTAAAAGATTATATTAGAGATCATATAAGATCAGAATATGGTTTTACTTTAGTTGATAAATCTCAACATGGAAATATTTATAATCCTAAAGAAAAATCTTTTATAAGACATCAAGTTGATCCTGTAGATTTACGAAACTCTCCAGACTATACATTAGTTTATGGTACATTTGTAGGCAAAGATTCTTGTGAACTTGTAATAGAGTATGATGATAATAGAAGAAAGTATAGAACTTGGCACACACCTATAAAGAATAATTATTTTTATATGTTTCCTTCTACTCAAAGATATTTTATTACAGAAAATAAATCTAAACAAATGAATGTATTATTAACTATAAATTATGAATTTATCTAATTATTACTATTATTTTCAATCAGCTATACCACCTAGAATATGTGATTTGATTGTACAATATGGTAAAGCAGAAAAACAAAGAGAGCAACAGGCAATTACAGGTGGTCATGGTAGAGATAGAGATTTAGAAAAAAATCCATTAACAGACAATGAGATAAATGATATTAAGAAAGTAAGAAATTCTAATATTGTTTGGATGAATGATCGATGGATTTATAAAGAAATACAACCTTATATACATGAAGCAAATGAAAAAGCGGGTTGGAACTTTGAATGGGATTGGTCAGAATCTTGTCAATTTACTAAATATAAATTAAATCAATATTATGATTGGCACTGTGATTCATGGGATAAACCATATATAAGAGAAAATACATCAGCACCTGATCATGGTAAAATAAGAAAACTATCTGTAACAGTTTCATTAAGTAACCCAGAAGATTATAAAGGTGGTGAATTAGAATTTGATTTAAGAGATCAAGATCCTGATAAAAAACCAAATATACATGTTTGTAAACAAATTTTACCAAAAGGATCTTTAGTAGTATTCCCCTCGTTTGTTTGGCATAGAGTCAAACCAGTAACATCAGGCACACGATATTCATTAGTAATATGGAACTTAGGGAGGCCATTTAAATAATATGATACAAGGGGGAAGTAGCACAGCTCAAAAACCAAAAGGGCATGTAGATTTTAAATCTGCATTTTATTTTCAAACACCAGTATGGGTAGCAGAAGCACCCATGTTTTTGAAAGATACAATTAAATTAACAGATAAATATATT